CCGTTCCGCATAAGTGATTCCATCGTAGTTCTCTTTTGGGTTATCGTTTATACGAACAGAATCAATGCTTTGTATCTCGCCTTCACATAACGCAAGAAGGATATTAAGATAATGTTTATCTCCATCAAGAGTAAGGAATTGATTTATTATATTACCACCAACCATATGTTCGCCGTAGACAACAGGAATAGGAGTTCCAACTTCTTGAGTTGTGCGTATACCATCCCAACCATAAGTCTGCGAACCATCATCAAGCCCGTTCCCACTTGTATTCCTGTTGGGCTTCCTAGCAAATAGAAGGTTCATCCCATAGGAAACAACCCAAGCTACTACTAAATACACGATAATTTTTATTATATAAGCAATAAGGGTGCTAACGCTAAAAGCATCGCCTATGTTCTCAGCAACCGATATTTCCTCTCCGTATGTTATTACATATATCTCGCTGACCCTTTTCCCGTTTACAATAATACGGCAATCTTTAGAGTAAAATCCCGCCTTGTCGACATAATAGACAGCCGTCTTGCCAAGCTCAAAAGGTATCTTCTTAACCTCTTGTCCTTCACTAGACAACAACTTTGGACAATATCTTACAGTTATCATTTCTCAATCATCCTATAAAACCCGTCAAGATGCCTGTTAGTATTCACCCTTGAGTATTTTGTCAGAGCAACCCCTACTTTCTCAAGAGAGTGCATTATGCTTCCTTCACGAATATAAAGCCCCGCATGACAAGCAATTCCTTTATTGTTACAGAAGAGAGCAATATCGAATAGCCTCGGAGCAGAAACTTTCTCCCATTGTCCGTGATAATTCTCGACAAAGAAATTGTCCCCTTTGTTCGCCCAATCTTTGTCATACTTTTCAATGTCAATGAGTTGGTGACCGAGGTCTTTATAAACCAACAAAATCAAACCCCAACAATCCAATCCTTTCATGTCCCGTCCATGATGAGCATACGGGATTCCAAGATACTTCTGAACCATGTCAAGCTCAAGCGACATAAATACGTTCCGTTGGGATTGAAGGAAACCCGCCAAACCTTAAATAATTGCTTCCCCCTGCCATAGCCTTGCAAGCGGTAGCCGTTTTATTGCACGAACCCGTTGCCCCAGAGTATCCGCACTCCGTTCCCTTAAACTTCCATCCGCAATATCCCCTCATATAACGGCGATTAGGCAATTCAAGGTTAAGAATATCGAACTTCGACGAAAGATTAAAGGTAACATTATTCTGGTCAGCGGTGTAATTATCAATGTAATAAACATCCTTAATAAAGGCTTCTGCCGTTGCTAACTTGTCGAGGAAAACTACCTTTATCTCAACTTTCTTCCCACGCAACTCATAAAGTTCAAGATAAGTCTGGATAAGCCTAGAAACATTCCCGACTGTCACTCTGATTGTATCAATCTGCCCAGATGTATTATTGCTTACGAAGTCGTGTTTAATCGGGAATCTCGTATAGACAACACCATCAAATGTGATGTCCGTATCCCATTCGGCATAGTGGAGGTCATTCGAACTGCCATCGTAGTCGAAGATTGTGAACAGCCATATCGGGGCGTTAGCTTGTTTATTCTTTTCCGAAATGAATTGTGCATCGGTAGCCTTCATTATAAAACCTCAACAAGCACGAATTGAAAGTCGTAAATCCCGTAATGCTTCATTGTCTTTGTTAGAGAGTCCTCTTTAAAGCGAACAGTATAATCAACGCTGTCTTCTGGATTAGTCCAATCGAAAGCCGTGTAAGCACCCTTCTTGGAATTGAATAGGTCAAGGACTGTCTGCATATCAGCAGAAGAACGATTGCGGTATTGAAGCGTCCATTCCCGAATAGCTGTAGACCTTGTTGGTCGCCTCTGCTCCACGCCATTCTCAAAGTTCGTGATAAGCGTATTGTATTGAGGCTTTTCCTCAAAGACGAAATCTGGGGCAAGCGTGAAATCAGCCACTTTTACCTCCCTGCGGTCTGAATGACCTTCCTCATCTGTCCGTTGTTCATTATATCTTGAGCGATAATATCGGTAATCTGCTTCCTGTTCCTGTAAATATCAGAAGCGTCCCAAGCAGTTATTACAGGGGCTATCGTTATTTGAACGCCTTGCCCCCCTCCTTCGCCGTTATTCATCCGGCTAACCCCCAAGCCTCCCATACGTGAAACGGCTCGTCTTGAAAGAATAGCTTCGCCTGTCTGGGCGATAATAGGCACTTCGTCGGTTGCAAGGTATCCAGAATGGGCTTTACGGACACGACCTCCTGTATGATAAGAGATAGTGTTCCCGCCTATCCAATCAGACGAACCGCCTGCCCCTCCAGAATATCCTCCACCGCCTCCGGCATTTATATTCACTCCCTGCCCATATCCACCGCCGAACCACGACATAATTGCTGATGTTATGAACTTGGAAGCCGTCCCAATCCATCCATTACTTTCTGCCTTCTGACCCATAATTGCCATCTCAGCAATCATCTTCGCAATCATCTTAGAGAACTCGTCAGCAACGCTCAAGGCAAAGTCTTTAAAGTAATCCTTTGCTTTCTTCATTTCTCCTCTGAATGAATCAGAAAACATAGATGATAGAGTGTTCTCAAATGATTGCCTTGTGCCTTGCCAAAATTGTGTAATGCCAAGAGCAGTCTTTTTCGCTTCAGCAAGGATTGCTTTCTGTCCTTCCTCAAATGCCTTCATTATATTTCCATCATCTCCCCAGACATCAGCATAAGCATCATAAGCGAGTTCCTGTTCCTTCTGCATAGCCTTTACTGTATTACCAGTAGCCTTGAGACGGATTGCTTCTTGTTTCATTAACTCACGGGTCTTCTCTTTTTCAATAGAAATCATCTGCGTCCGTTGCCATTCACGAACGTAGTTCTCTTGTATTCCAAAAGAAATAAAGTTCTTTGCCTGTATATCAATCTGACTTTTCTTGAAAGCAGTAGCTGTAAGCTCTGCCTGTTGCATCTGACGATACATAGACGCACGGACAGGAGCTACTTCTGGGCTATATTGATTAGCGAGCCTTTGTTTACGCAACACTTCTGCTGATGCGTCGTTGAATGACATACCGCCAAGACTTTTGTCAATCTCTGCTTGTTGCAATACTTTTGCTGTTCCAGAGAGTTTAGCAAGGACACCTTCAAGCCATATTCCTGCTTTAGCCAATGCACCCATATTCTCCTTCATATTATTAACGCCAATACGGGCTGAATTGGTGGCAACATCAAATCCATACATCTTATTTGACATTTCTCCTGCTGATATTCCGAAATCATTTGCAACAGTATCAACGTCTTTTATCTTGTTCTTCAAGTCCTCCATAGCAAGAGCCATAGCACCGATTGTTATGCTTGCATAGAAGCCTACTTTACGGAACGCTTGGATGAGTTCGTTTGCAGGACGTAGCGAGTCCTTTAGGTTCTTTGCGAGAGATAGACCAGATTTATTGCCCTTACCTTCTAGAGTTTCAAGCTCTCTATTTGCTTGTGCTAGAGCCTTCTGGAGGTCGCCTTTAACCTTAATGATTAGGTTTATTTCTTGATTTGTCGCCATCGTCTTTCATCCTATCGTAGCATTCGTCAATCTTACGAATCGCTTGCATCAACACATTCGGCTGTTGCCCCCATCCCCCAGCAAACGGGAGGATGTTCTGCTGAAAATATGAATAAGCCACAAAAAACAAGTCATATCGTCTGCCTAAAAAGACAAGGGGACAACGACGAAGTTTAATCCCTTCAACTGTGTATTCGGGAACTTCCTCATCGCACCCCCTTATCTTCTTAATCTGCGTTGAGCATTTACGGCAATCAAGCCCATTCACTTGCGACCAGACCGCCAATGCTAGTTTTTTGCGTCGTCCTCAGAAAGCGTATTCTTAACCATTATCTCGATCTGGATTTCATTCAAGACCTGTAACGGGATTGACTTAATAAGGTCATCCGTGATGTCCTTAATGACCTCGCCACCCTGCCTAATCTCAATAAGACAGGCTCGGATAACTGAAGCCATAGCCTCAACTGGCTGTGATTCCCCAAACTTGAGCATGGCGTTACCATACTCAATCGAGTTGAGATTCTTCAAGACGAACACAGTTTTAGGCTCGCTCTTGTCCAACTTCGAAACGAACTCATGACGCTCATTAATGTCAATCATCTTAATCATACGACCTCCGTTTTTAGCCTTGCGTAGCAAGTGTATTTAAAACTTCCAGATATTCTTTATCTGTTTTCCTACTCTTTGTCAGATTACAATGCTTGCAAGAAATCGCAAGATTGCTTCTATCGTTTGTTCCGCCCCTGCATAAAGGTATCTTATGCTCAAGATGGTCATTAGTAAACTGAATAGGCTCTTTACAATATTCGCAAGTCAGCGTTCCATTCTTCAAGATATTTTCTTCATATACAGATTGAATAATCTTTATGGATATTGTCCCGTGAGAACGACGCTTCGCCTTATGAAACTTTGCATATTCACGAGTGTTATAAAGCCCGTGTTTAAAGCTAGAGGTATACTTTCCGACTTTACCAGTTTCTTTTCTGTTTCGTATCTGAACGCCTTGTTTCTTCAGACACATCCAAATTGAAGAATGTCCAATCCCAAAAACATCTGCAATCTCCTTGCAAGTCAATCCGCTCTCATAAAGGCGTTTTGCTTCTGACCAATCAAATGTTCTTTTAGATAGAAGTTCTTTTCCTTTTTTTGATTGGGAAATGTTCCTTCTTTTAACTCCATACCTATTGAGAATATGAACAATAGAAGAAAAATGAAACCCGTAAGCGTTACCAAGAGTTTTCAAAGTTTCTCCACTTTGATAACGCTCACAGATTTCCTTGTATGCTTCTGGGTTTCTTTTTTCTTTTCTCATATCAACTAAAGGTCAAGACCAATTCATCGTTTCCGAGGTTCTGGGCAATGCGAAACGGAATATCCCTTGTGAGGATTGAATTCCTATCCCCGTCAGCAATGCTTTCCAGAACAACAACAGGAGCAGAAATAGTGCATTTATTTCCTGCAACTGTCCCAACGACTGCCGACATAGCCCTCTGGCTTGAAGCAATCCAGTCAGCCCAGAAATCATACTCTGACAACTGAACCGCTTCTGGATTGAAATTACCCTTTGGCTCACGGGAAGTAATCTCATATCCCTTAAGACCATTCGGGCTGTTGATGTCATCCCTCTCAGAGATGTTGTTATCCATGTTGATACTCACTTCTTGAACAACAAGGCTGTCAACGCCGTTCAGAGTGAAGTCAACGCTCTCAACAACAGGCGGGATTGTGCTTTCATAGGTCGGCGACAACTGCGAACCAACATCTGCTCCGGCACTATAATTGCCCTTGAAGGTCATATCCAGAGAGGCATATTGTCCTGCCGTCAACTTGAGCGTGAACGAACCCAACGCACCAATGACCTTATGGACAACGGCAGAAGCAGAACCGCTGTTATCATAAATCCACAGCGTCACAGACTTCTTGCCCGTTGAACACGGCTTGTAGACCACGCTTGAACCAACGCTTACTGTTTCAGCGAAGGCACAGGCTTCCAGAAGGTCTCCAATAGCCGGAGCAACGCCCTTCGTCCCAGACCCCTTCAATTCAACCGAGAATGTGACCTCGACAGACCGCTTCCCGACAACAGGGGCAACAGGGGAGATATTGCTCCGCACATTGTCCCTAGTCAGAAGGTCTGCAGTAAAGTTGAGTTTGAGACCAGACACTTCCAACGCATCATTAACATCCGGCGATGCGTCAACGCCGTAGGTGGATTCTTCTTTAGCGAGAAGCAACCTATTCCGTGAAGTGAACATGATTTCCTCCTATGTCCTATTTCCTTTTTCTTGTCTAAACCAAACCTCTATTTCAAGAGCGAAGAAGTTCAATGGATACAAGTCGCTCGTGGATTGGGAATTTCCAATGACTATATGTGATGCCACCCCACCTAGCGTATAATCGCTATCTAGTGCGGTCTTGACATCATTCAGAAAGTCCATTATCCCGTCGGTATTCGCATCACCTATTAAGGCTTTCTCTGGGTCGATAACATTTACGACACCCGTAATGGTAAAGAATATCTTATTCTCAAATCTATTATACACCTCTTGGCTCTCTTGTTCCCCTGTGTAGTTAATTAAAATTGTAGGGAACAAAGTAATCGTATTAAGGTCACGATTCCCGCCGAGGACTTGCTTGACGTAAGAAAGTCCGACGGCGTTCTCCAACTGCGACTTCAATGCCGAATAGATTGCTTTATTATTCATTGCGTGACCTCTCTATAAGACTTCTGAAAAATCGCTGTCTGCTTTGTGGCAAGTTTATCCATTGTCGCTGTGACATAATCCCGTTTAGGTATCTTTACGCTTTTCTTTAGGACAAACAAATTCTCAATCCTGTTGCCACTCCTTCTAGCGAGAAGAAGGTTTCCTTTCCTCGAACGATAAAAGAAAGTGTTCTTAAAATCTCTTGCACCAAAAGCATTGCCACGAAGATTTCCTGCGGGTGTCAATGCCGGAGGAAGTGGTATCGTAAGCCATCTCCCCGCCTTTGCTTTTATCACTCCACCCGTTATATGGATATCGGCATATTTTACCCTCGCACCGATGCCGACACCGCTCCCAACAACTCCAACTTCATCCCTATTCTCATTACGATAAGTGATTCCGTGAATAGAATTAGCAAGCCTTCCAGTTCTTCGTTTAAGAATCTGACCGCCAAGCATATCCCTCTGCATTATCTCTGACCCCGCCAATGTCAGATTAACAAGAAGCCTATGCTGTAATCCTTTGACCTTATCAAAGAACTTCCGTGTCCTTGGAACACCATCGAATCTGAATTCAATGTCAGCCACTATCTTATCCTCTTATAGCGGTCAATGACCTCTTGAGCCTGCTTACGAAGATTGCTCGGCTTATATGTAACAGTCTCACCCTCAAGTACATTAACGCCACCCTTCAGCTCAAGGTAATCCGCATAGACCCTCTGACAACAAGCCAACTCCAAGTCCTTCGGGATAACCTTGAACCCGCCAAGATAAATTACCTTAACATTCCCGTAAGCCTCATCCGTGACGCTATCCGTCAATTTGATTATCCCGTTATTCGTATCAACGAAATAATCCGTTACTGGGATAAGCGTATTTGCCCCATAAACCCTGTCCACATCATCATGTACGCTCGTCACAGATGCAATGGGGGACTCCCCGACAAATATATGGTCACCGCCGTCACCATCAATATATTCTGTGTATGTATTGTAAAAGAACTCACGGCAACAGAAGTTCTGTATGAAATCCGTCTCCTGCATAATTAGGCTCTCAATAAGAGCGTCATCATCAGACTGAGCAACTGTTTGACCAATCATCCGTTTTACTGTCTGTAACCCACATAGGCTACTCTCGTCGAATAACTCGGAGAATATAATGCTTATAGTTTCCCCGTGAAACTTTCCTCCGGCTGTTTCTACATACGCTTGAAAAGTCCAAGCCCCTGCCTTATCAATAGAATTCGCTATTGTAGTGAACTTAACCTTTGTCGATGAATCA